TTTGCTTGTAGACTGATACTCTACCATGATGAAAAGCATCAAATGTTTTACCTGTACTTTTACCATATCGCAGTTCCTCTGCTCTAACTCTTACAATGTTAGCACCAAATCTGTGAGATTGTTTCCATATCCATCTCACTTGAGGTGATGCGTTATCAATACTTTCAGTAGTCTCGCTACCATTTCTGCTATAAATTAATTTAGCCATATTACTATCTCCATAGTTTAGTATAGTTCCAAAGAACTACAAGGTTAATAAAGGTGCTAGTTATTTGTACCCATCAACTAGCAACTGGGAATTTACACATACAATCGCAATGATGTCTGTATGGTTCGGGGGAGTTTCATGCAGGTTATTTTGTATAATCTTTACGCTGGTGTTTCTCCATATCCCTTGATAAGCAAGTATAATTATTGTATCCTAAATTTATATAGGCTCTTTGAATGCTTATCCAAATACTATTTAGCTTTACAAAGAAATAGTAAAGAAATAGTAAAACTATTGTATAGTATCTATAAAGAAACTATAAAATATAGTTAAACTACTGCTTCGCTATCTCCCTAGACTTTTTAGATTGTAGCATGGCATGGGAAGACCTGTCAAGTTCACTCACGCAACACTCAATTTCTTTACAAAAAGTTTGAATATCTTGTTCTTCAATTTGATCTAATTCAAACTCTGTTAAAACTGTTGTATCTAATATCATATTAAAACTCTATTGTTGGAATTAAGTAAGGATTATCCCAAGGATTGTTTCCAAGTTGCGAATACTTTAAGTCTCTTGCTCTAAGAGTAAAGTCATTCGTAGTTTTTGGTAGCCTTGCTTGTTTTAAACAAGTAGTATGATTAGGTGTTTGACTTAAGTCTTTAACCTCTGCAATGTATAAATCATTGGCTATATCTTCGTTATATACTTTAGCTTTTTGAATATACTTAATATAATTTTTAGATTTGATTTCGGCAACACTTTCCAAAACTCTGTCGCCATTTTGATTTAAAGTTTTGTAAACATATTTAATTTCTAACATTGTTATCTCCTGATATTTAATACAAGGAGAATTGTTTCTCCTCGACTTTTTCCATTGTGAAGCATCACAAACTTTTTGTCAAGTTGCTCTGAAAGGTGCATGGTTGTGGGCTTTTTGGGACTTGCAAAGCTATTTAGTATTAAAGTATTAAACTAACTTGTTAAAAACATTTTTGGTTTCCTTGCAATCCTCTGGTAATTAAAAACATTAACATTTTTAGTCGTCGTTGCAATCCTTGCCTGTTTTAAAACTTTAAAATTTTAAAGTAGTTAGTGTATATATTTACAGTAGTTTTTCAGGGTGATTTTTTGGGTTGTTTTTGAGCTCAAAAATTAGAGCTAAAAAAATAATTTGGATATTCTGAAAAAAAAAGAGTATCATTTGATTAAGAGCCGAAAGGCATAACTAACCACTGTATACATATACAGTATTTTAAAAGGAAAAAATATTATGAAAATATTAAGTAAAGATGGAACTAACCAAGCATATAGAAAAATTAATTCTGTAGCTTATCATTTGGCAAATAAAGTTTCTGATGCTTCAACAGATGCAAGTATTCGGAAAGCTCAATATTTCAAGGTTCAAAATCATTTGAAAAAAGCATTCTTGGAATACAGCAAGGAAAAGAAACTGGCTACACCCATTCAAGATTTATCTAAACTAGATAAATATTTGAAAGCTAAAACATTTCCAAAAACTTTGTTTAGTGTTCCCAAGGTTGCAAAGAAATCGACAGCAAAAACTAAGAGGGTTTAATTATGATGCATATTAATTATAACAATGGCATCACAACAGAGCATGAAAATGTTGTTGATGCTTTATTTGTAATGCGAAATATAGTAAGTCTCTATAGAACTACTGTTAAAAATGTTATCGCTGAAAATGAAGAGGACATTAAGGAATTAAGATGTACAGCTTTATTGATCAATGGTAAAAAAGAGGTCTAAAAATGCATATCAAGATAACTAAAACAGCAAAAGACATTTCAGGAAATGTTAGAGCTTGTAAGGTTAAAATAGACGGGGTTAAATACCCAAGAAAATTTAATTCTTGGTATTTCGTAGACAGTAAAAAACAAGCTGAATTTTTAGCCCTTTTAGAATGGGCAAAACTTAGAGAGGTAAAACAATGAATTAATAAAAATACTTAAAATTTAAAGGGTTCTTTTTAGAGCCCTTTTTTTTGTCTGTCTTTTCTCTGAGCTCTTCTAAGCTCTTTTAAGTCTTCCCAATACCCAAGTATCATTTTTTATTTCTAAGCTCTTACAAGCTCTCTCATGATCTCATAGAGGTATATTTTCTAGAACTTAACAAGCTCTAATGAATGAGCTGTTAGATTTAACAGTTATTACCCAAGATTTAAGAGGAATGAGCCCAAGATCAATAATTTAAGCTAGATACTGTTAAATCCTTTTAAGTCTTTAAAGTTATATAACAGCTACATAATCTTTATATTTTGGCTGTTAAACATAAAAAACTTTTCAGAACTTCCCAAGGCTTCCCAATTAAAACATTCATTGAGCTCTTTAAAGTCTTTAAAGTCTTTAGAGTTTCTAATGTCTTTTTTTCCTTGCTATTTAGACCCTTTAAAGTAAGGGGGTAGGCTGGATCACCCTAGGGGGTGCTACCCATATATACTAATGGTTATACATTTTACAGGATTTTCAAGTGTTAAGCCATCATTGCGATAGGTTAGGTCGGGCTTGTGGAACTATAAAGAACTATATAGTACCCGACAGGTCTGTACACAGTGCTGCTGATGTTTATACTATACAAACCCTGCGGCACCTAAAGGTATTATATAGGTATATTTTAGTTTTGTCAAGCCCTCTTGTAAACTTTTATTAATTTTTTATCTAAAACTTGACAAATTATTTTAGAGCTGTATAATAAAGGTATGAGCAACTTACCGGCAGAACGAAAACTAACCGACAAACAACAGTTATTTTTAGATAGTATTATTGAAACTAAGGGTAACTTAAAACTTTCAGCAGAACTTGCAGGATACTCAGGCAATCACTACCAAGTAATTAAAAGTCTTAAAGATGAAATAGTTGAATTAGCCCAGAACGTACTTGCAAGGGAAGCTCCTTCAGCAGCTTTTAAACTTGTTGAAGTTATGCAGACTGCTGATGCATTGCCACAAGCTAATGTAAAGCTACAGGCAGCTCAAACAATTCTTGACAGAGTTGGTTTGGGAAAACAAGATAGATTAGAAGTCAATCACAATACAGGCGGTGGTATTTTTATACTACCAGAAAAACAAACAATCAACATAGAGGAAGGCGATTATGAAGAATTACCTAGATAACTTAATACATCACATTAAAACTAACCCTAAACAAGACGGTGTTGTCTTTGTTTTAGGTTTTATTCTTGGAGCTATCATATTTTAATGAAAGAATACTTTAGTTCTTTAATTTTATTTTGTCGAAAACATCCGTTTGAAGCTTCTTTAATTTTTATAGCTGGGTGGTGTATAGGATTAATAATACAATGAAGATATTTCTGACTGAGATCGAAGCCTACGGTACGACCTTTGCAGGTCCTAATATCGTAGCTTCGTCTTATGAAAAAGCAGAACTAGCTGCAGCTCAAAACCATTTGGTTGTTGTGGGTGAGTTAGACAGCATCTATGTAGATGATGAGTTAGAACAAGAACACTTAAATACAATCCCTAAAGAAGAAGATAGGACAGTACACTAATGTTATTAGAAAGATTACAACTTAGAAAAGGTGGTAAGGCTAAAAAGTCTAAAGTAAACGAAGCAGGTAACTACACTAAACCCACCATGCGTAAAAGAATATTTAATAGAATCAAGGCTGGTTCTAAAGGTGGAAGACCCGGACAGTGGTCTGCACGTAAAGCTCAGATGTTAGCCAAAGCATACAAAAAAGCTGGTGGAGGATATAAGTAATGGCACTTAAAAAGTCTCAGAAGTCTTTAAAGAAATGGACAAAACAAAAGTGGAGAACTCCAAGTGGAAAGAAGTCCTCTGAAACTGGTGAGGTGTATGCACCTTCTAAAACAATTAAAAAATTAAAATCAACTGCAGCAGGTAAAAAGAAACTTGCAGCAGCTAATAAAAAGAAACGAGCAGCTACTGCTAAAGGTAAACAACATGCTCGTCATGGATTACATAAAGGAAAGAAAAGATAATGCCTAGCAAACCTGACCCCAGATTAAAACGAGCAGGAGTAAGTGGTTACAATAAACCCAAACGTACTCCCAATCATCCTAAAAAGTCACACATTGTAGTAGCCAAAGAAGGTAGTAAGATTAAAACTATACGCTTTGGACAAAAGGGTGCTAAGACTGCAGGTAAACCTAAAGCAGGTGAATCAGCTCGTATGAAAGCTAAACGTAAGTCTTTCAAAGCTAGACACGGTAAGAACATTGCAAAAGGTAAAATGTCAGCAGCTTACTGGGCTGACAAGGTTAAGTGGTAATATGAGTAAACAAATAGGCAGTGACGAAAAGCCTTATACATTTAAGTCTCCAATTTATAAAAATTCACACGGAAGCAAGGGTGCTAATCCTAGACCAGGATTTTATACACAAGACTATAGAGATAATTGGGATAGAATATTCGGAAAAAAGAAAAAGGCTAAGTAATGTCAATCCCTAAAGGGTATATAAAGAAAAAAGGTAAAACCACACCTTTTGGATATGAAGTTAGTGAAATAGAAGGATATTTTAAACCTATTACACTTGAGCTTAAAGTTTTACAAAAATACTTACAAGGAATAAAAGAACAAAAATATTCTTTACGAGAAGCTTCTAGATTAATTGAACAAGAAACAGAAAGAAAAATTAGTCATGTTTCTTTAAAAAACTATTTAGATTCTGGACCTTCTTTAGAAGAAACTCATAAAAAGAAACTTGCAAGAAAAAAGACTAAATTAGATAAAGATAAAAAAAATCTTCAACAAAAAGAACAACGTTTAAAATCACAACAAAACGTTTTAAAAAAAGCTACAGAAAAAACCTCATCAAATATTGTTTCTGAAGAAGACTTACAAGAAGTTGAACCTTCAATTCAAGAAACAATTAAAAACTCAAAAGTTATTTTTCATCCGAACGAGGGTCCACAGACAGACTTTCTAGCTGCTGGTGAAAAAGATGTTCTTTATGGTGGAGCTGCTGGTGGTGGTAAATCATACGCAATGATTATTGATCCACTAAGATATTGCCACAAAAAAGCTCATCGTGCTTTAATTATTAGACGTTCTATGCCAGAACTAAGAGAGATGATTGATAAGTCTCGTGAGTTATATCCACAAGCTTTTCCCGGTGCTAAGTTCAGAGAAGTTGAAAAGCTTTGGAACTTTCCAAGCGGTGCAAAGGTTGAGTTTGGTTTCCTTGAGAGAGATGCAGACGTATACAGATATCAAGGACAAGCATACTCTTGGATAGGCTTTGATGAAATTACTCATCTACCCACAGAGTTTAGCTGGAACTATTTAGCTTCTCGTCTTCGTACTACTGATCCAGAAATAGAAACATACCTTCGCTGTACTGCTAACCCCGGTGGTGTTGGTGCTCATTGGGTTAAAAAAAGATACATAGAACCTTCAGAGCATAATCAATCTTTTATAGGGAATGACGGTCTAACGAGAAAGTTTATTCCTGCGAAGTTAGCTGATAACCCATATCTTGCAGAGGATGGTGTCTATGAGCAAATGCTTAAGTCTTTACCACCAATTCAACGTAGACAATTGCTTGAAGGTAACTGGGATGTAGCAGAAGGTGCTGCTTTTGTAGAGTTTAATCCTCTTCAGCATGTTATTACTCCATTTGAATTACCGTTACATTGGGAAAGAGTTAAAGCAGTTGACTATGGATACGCTGCAGAATCCTGTTGTTTATGGGGAATAATGGACCAAAATGACGGAACTTTAATAATTTATAGAGAATTATACAGAAAAGGCTTGACAGGAGAAGAATTAGGTAGTATAATAACAAGTATGGAGCTAGAAGACCCTTACTCGGTCTCTGGTGTCTTGGATACAGCAGCGTGGGCTAGAACAGGTACTACAGGACCTACGGTTGGAGAAGCACTTGTACGAGCAGGACATAAGCTTAGACCAGCAGATAAGAACAGGGTACAGGGTAAAATCCAGATACATGAGTTTCTAAAGGTTCAAGAGAATGGTAGACCTAAGTTACAGATATTTAATACATGTCCTAACTTAATACGAGAGATACAGTCTATACCGTTATCAAAGAACAATCCGGAGGATGTGGATACACATGCTTCAGATCACGCATATGATGCATTGCGTTATATGATAATGAGTAGACCACGAATGGTAAGTACATTCGATAGGTTGAGAGGATTAAAAAGAGATATTCATCAACCGGCTGATTCAACATTTGGATATTAAAGTTTATGGCAGACAACGAGAATACATTTTTAAACGCTGACAACATCTACGAAGACGTAGAAGGTGAAGCTGGTAAAAATCTTAATTTAGAAATAGAACAGAAAAGTAATCTTGTTGGTATCATCAAAGATAGGTTTCAAGTATCAGAAGATGCAAGACGTTCCGATGAATCACGTTGGTTAAAAGCTTACGAAAACTACAGAGGACTTTACAACAAGTCAATTAAGTTTAGAGACTCTGAAAAGTCTAGAGTCTTTGTCAAGATTACTAAAACAAAAGTACTAGCTGCTTTTGGTCAACTTGTTGATGTAATCTTTGGTACAGGTAAATTTCCTATTGGTATTACCGAAACTAAAATACCAGAAGGTGAATTAGCTAACGCACACTTAGATACTCAAACAGGTGCACCCGGTCTTGAAAGTACAATGGGTGGTGGAGAGTTACCAGATGATATTGGTAACAGAATGGATAGCCCATATGAAATTGGCTATGAAGG